AACGATCGGCTCGAGGAGCTCTCCAGCGCCGACGATCTCAACGAAGCCGAGATCGACAAGCTCAACGTCCTGATCGAGGACGGCCGGGCCAGCCTCGCCACCCTGCAGCGCACCGAAGCCAATCTGGGCCGGGGCGGTTCCGGTACGGCCGTGGTGCCGTTCAAGGAGCGTGCCGCTCCGGCCGCGCCTGCCGTCTCGCGCCGGCCGCTCAACATGCCGCGCAAGGAGATCGCGCCGGCCGACTACGTGCTCCGCGCCCATGTCGTCAACGCCCTCTCCAAGATCCAGCAGCGCCCGCGCTCCGAGATCATGATGGAGCGTTACGGCGACGACGAGGTGACCCAGAAGGTCTACCAGGTCGTCACCCGTGCCGCCTCGGCTCCGGCGACCACCACCGGCGCCGGCTGGGCCGATACCCTCGTTCAGACCGCGGTCGCCGACTTCATCGACAGCCTGACGGCGGCGTCGGTCTTCCCCGGCCTGTCGTCGCGCGGCATCCGCACCGGCTTCGGCCGCTCGGGCTCGATGACCTTCCCGACGCGCTCCTCGACCCCGGCATCGGTCGCCGGCGCCTTCGTCGCCCAGGGCGCGCCGATCCCGGTCAAGCAGGCGCTGCTCGCGCCGATCACCCTCGGGATCAAGAAACTCGGCGTGATCACCACCTTCACCCGGGAGATCGCCGAGCACTCGACGCCGGACATCGAGGGTATCCTGCGGCGCTTCATCACCGAGGACACCTCGGCGGCGATCGACGCCGTCCTCGTCAGCAACACCGCGGCGACCGCCATCGCCCCGGCCGGCATCCGCAACGGCGTCTCGACCACCACGGCGACCGCCGGCGGCGGCTTCGCGGCGCTGGTCGGCGACGTCAAGGGCCTGCAGACGGCGCTGGTCACCGCCAGCAACGGCAACCTGCGCTCGCCGGTCTGGCTGATGAACCCGATCCAGGCGACGTCGATCGCCCTCACCCAGAACGCCGGCGGCGACTTCGTCTTCGCCGGTCAGATCAACGGCGGCACGCTCGGCGGCTATCCGGTGCTGCAGTCGACCACGATCACCGCGGGAATGATCATCCTCGTCGACGCCGCGGACTTCATCAGCCTCACCGGCGACGACATGCGCTTTGACGTCTCCGACCAGGCGACGATCCACATGGAGGATACGACCCCGCTGCCGATCGCGACCGGCGCGCAGGGTTCGGGCGTGCTGGCGACCCCGACGCGCTCGCTGTGGCAGACCGATAGCCTCGGCCTGCGGATGACCATGGACCTCAATTGGGCACTTCTGCGCACCGGCACGGTCGCGTGGACGTCGTCCGTTACCTGGTGATCTGAGTTCTTGCCGGACTGGCCGGGGGCACCCGCTCCCGGCCGCTTTCCAAAGGATAACCGAATGGCGCGGACGATACGCAGCCGGGGCGGACGCGGGGCGATGCTCTCGGCGCCGGTCAACGTCGTGGCGCCGGCGCGCGCGGGCACGGCGACGCTTGGGCAGGTGCAGACCGTCACCAACGGCACATGGACCGGCAACCCGGTTCCGGTGCTGACCTATCGCTGGATCCGCGATGCCTCGACGGTGATCGCCGGGGCGACCGGCACGAGCTACACCCTCGCCGTCGCCGACCAGACGCACACGGTCAAGGTCGAGGAGACCGCGACCAACTCGCAGGGCTCGGCCTCGGCGACCAGTGCGCCGAGCGCGACCATCCCCTAGGCTGGCGCGTTTCCCGAACGGCGCGGATGCCGCGCTGCAATCCAGATGGAGGTAACTACCCATGGCCGACGACAAGACCCCCACTCCCGAGGAAGCCGCCGAAGCCGCGAAGAAGCAGCGCGAGGAGGAGGTGAAGGCGCAGGACAACCCGCCGCAGCCCTACCCGTCGCAGGAGCAGTTGAACAAGCTGCAGACCGAGCCCGCGCCGCTCGACGCCGACAACGGCGACGATGATGACGACGACGACGCCGAGAAGAAGGCGGCGCGCGCCGCGGTGAAGGCGCAGAAGGCCGAGGAGGCCAGGCAGAAGGCGGCCGAAGCCAAGCCCGCCGGTGCGCAGTACCAGACCCGCTGATCGGAATGTCCTTCGTCTCGCGCATGCTCGCGGGGCTACGTCTGAAATCCGCCGCTGAAGGTGAGTACCGGCCTGGCCGGTACTACTTGCCGATAAGCGGCGGATTTTTACCGGACGGAGCTCCCCTCAATGCCTGGCAGAGCGGCATCGACCCGCGACCGCTGGCGACGCACTCGGCGATGGTCGAGGCATGCGTCGGAGCCTACGCGCAGACTGTGGCGATGTGCCCGGGCGACCACTGGCGGCGGCTGGACAACGGCGGGCGCGAGCGGGTCACCGCCTCGGCGTTGACGCGGATCCTGCGCCAGCCCAACGACTATCAGTCGATTTCCGACTTCCTGCTGAACATGACCCGGTCGCTCTATACCACCGGCTCGGCCTATGCCCTGGTGCAGCGCAACGCCCGATTCGAGATCGACAAGCTGCACCCGATGGCGTCGCGCTCCTGCCGGCCGCGTCTCGCTTCGGATGGCAGCGTTTTCTACACCCTCGGCGGCAACGAGATCGCCGAGCAGCGTGTCGACCTCCGCGACCCGGTGCCGGCGCGCGACGTGCTCCATCTCCGGCTGCACAACCGACCGGGCTATCCGCTCGACGGCGAGACGCCGCTGCGGGCCGCGGCGCTGCAGATCGCCGCCGGCGACGCCATGCTGACCCAGCAGGTGCGGTTCTTCCTCAACCAGGCGCGGCCGAGCAGCCTCGTCTTCGAGACTGACCAGCCGTTGACCATGGAGCAGACCGAAGCCTTTACCGATCGCGTGATCGAGAAGACCGCCGGCCTCAACGTCGGCAAGCCGCTGGTTCTCAGCAACGGGCTCAAGGCCAAGGGCCTGAACGTTACTTCGGAAGACGCCCAGCTCGCCGAGATGATGAAGCTCAGTAACGAGCAGGTGGCGTTGGCATTCCGGGTGCCGCTGCAGATCCTCGGCGCCGGACAGGGCACCTATTCCTCGACCGAGCAACTGATGCAGTCGTGGATCGCCTCGGGCCTCGGCTTCGCGCTCAACCACATCGAGGAGGCGATCGGCAACCTCTTCGGCCTCCGCGGCCAGCCTGACGAGTACGTCGAATTCAACACCGCCGCGCTTCTCCGCTCGTCGTTCAAGGATCGCATCGAGGGAATGGCCCGCGGTGTGCAGGGCGGGATATTCGCGCCGAACGAGGCGCGGGCCGACTTCGAGCTCCCGGCGGCCAAGTTCGGCGACGAGCCGCGGGTGCAGCAGCAGGTTCTGCCGCTCTCGCATTTCGACAAGCTGATTGAAGCACAGACCGCGCCGCCGCTGGCGCTTCCGGCTCCCGAGGAAGATGCGCCGGACGACGGCGAGGCGGCGAAGGCGCTGCTCGCCATGCACAAAGGATTCGCCGATGCCATTCGACGGTAAATCGTTCGGCGAAGAGATGGTCGGCATCGTCCGCGGCTTCGTCGAGCAGGCGATCGCGCCGCTGGTGGCGGAGAATGCCGCCCTCGCCGCCCGGCTGGCCGAGGTCGAGGCCAGCGACGTTATCGAGGGGCTACGATTTCAGATCGAGGGCCTCGCCCGGATGATCGAAGAATTGCCGCTCGAGCCGGACCTCTCCGGCTTCGCCACCCGTGACGAACTCGTCGAGGTTCGCGGCGCTATCCCGGCAATCCCCGAGCCGGCCGACCTGTCCGGCTTCGCGACCAAGGCCGACCTTGACACCATCCTCGACGCCATCCCGGTCCTGCCCGAGGCACCGGACCTCTCCGGCTTCGCGACCCGCGATGACCTCGCCGAGGTCCGCTCCGCCATCCCCACGCTTCCCGAGGCGCCGGACTTGTCCCGTTTTGCGACGCTCGATGATGTCGCCGAGGTCCGCGCCTCGATCGCCCCGTCGCCCGACCTCTCCGGCTTCATGGCGCTGGCCGATGGCGAGGAGATCCGCGGGCTGATGGTCCGCCAGACCGCCGAGATCCGCGCCGAGATCCACGAGGCGATCGCAGCGGTGGAACTCAAGGAAGGCCCGCAGGGCAAGCTCTCGATCGCGCGGGAATGGGCCGACGACGGCGTGACCTACGCCGGCGAGGTTCGTACCTATGCCGGCGCGACCTGGCAGGCGACGCGGGACACCGGCAAGGCACCGGGCTCCGCCGACTGGATCTGTCTCGCCGGCAAGGGCGAGGCCGGCATTC